GGTTGCTCTCGAGAGTACGCGCTGCCTTGCGGATAGCGTTCAGGCTGATGGCGGTGTTCAGGCCTGCACGGGTAGTGCCGTTGGCGTAGATCACCGTCGAGCCAGCTTTCAGCACGCCGTAGCGGACCATTTCCATGACTTCAGCCATAGTTTCGCCGGTCAGCTTGATCATCTCACCGGGGATGTCGTCTTCGTACAGCTGCTCAACTTTTGAGCTGTACTTGAAGAGGATACCGTACTGCTGCAGCTGGACGGTCACGTCCTGGAAGCTGATGGTGTTGCTGTTGGGCGTTACGCCTTCGGACAGCACGAAGTTGCTGGCGACGATGTTCGGCGTGCCGGCGTAGCGCTGGCTGCCTTCAATCGTGGTGCCAGCGGCTACTGCACCGAAGGGCAGAGTGCGGCGGAAGACCAGCGTGTCAGTGCTGTTCTGGGGCATTTCACGCTGAGTACCGAAATCACCGAGGACGGTGATCGGCTGTGCGTGGTCGAGCATACCTTGAGCGGCGCGGATAAGGTTACGCGACGCGACTGTACCGTAGTTTTGAATTGCCATTGGGCAAGGCTCCTGTAGTTAAGTTTCAAAAGCCACGCTGCTCTTTTCGTTTTTCGAGCTGCCTGGCTTCATATTTCCAAAGTTCTTCTTGGGTCATGCTCTCGACTGTTTTCGAGGGCCGTGACACACCGGGTTTGGTCGAGAGTGCGCTTTCGAGAGTGGCCTTGCGTTGGTTTTGAACCGACGGCGCTTTCTTGGCTGCTTCGTACAAATCAAGCATCTTGATAGCGTCAGACGCTTTGGGGCTGTTCAGCAGGGAATACACGTTCTGGGGTTGGGAATTGGCCCAAGCGATAAACTTCTCGTTGTTGACCTCGTCCTTCCACTCCGGGTGGCGCATTTCCAGCTTGGCGTACTCCAAAGCCTCCTGGTTCTCGGCTCGCATCTGAGTGGTTCTTTCCTCAAGCAGCTGATTAAGCTGATCGGTTGGAACCCCTTGAGCGCTCGAGCCAACCTTGGCGGAGACGTACTCTTCCATCGCTTCAGCCCATTCAGGAAAATCCTGTTTGAGCTCTTTCCACTTCTCAGAATCGCTTGCTGCTTTGGTCACTTCGCCAGCGGTAGGCGTGGAAACAGCGGCTTGCTGTTTCATTTGTTCCCGCTCGCGCTGCCAGGCAGCTACCCGACCCTCAGTTGTTTTGACGTGATGTCGAAGATCCTCGTTGGCTCTTTTGAGTTCGTCGATTTCTGCCAGTTTTGACCTGACCGCTTGCGGCAGCCCTTCAAAAGGGTCTGCTGGCGTCTCTGGCTGTGGTTCAGGTTGCGGTTCAGGAGCCGGCGCTACCGGGTCCGTGCTGTTTGCTTCCTCGTCCCACACTTTCTGCGCGTCTTCAGCGCTCAACAAATCATTGTCTGCCACTTCGTCTCTCCGTCATTTTGTCAAGGGTGGTTCTGTGCCCACCTCTTACCAAGCCCGGCGATGTCAGAATAACGTCGGCGGAGCCTCCACTTCTCGAGTCACCCGGTTGGGCAAGTCAAGTATTCTTTTGAGGACCCGTATCTCACCTCGATAGGCGGCGGTCTCCTCTGGCGACAGGCTGATCGAATCATTTTTAACTCGGGCGGCTTCAAGCTCTCCGCGGGCCCATGCTTCCACTTTGGCCCACTCACCCGGTTGTAGATTGATCATGTCTATCGCCAATCATGTTTTAATATCTGTCACCAATGCTAGGGAAGCCCTAGCAGGGGGTCAAGCCAAGAACCGGAGCTTGTAGAGCGTGCTCTGATACAGGGTCACGATCTCGTCCAAAGCGTTGTTCAAAGCAGTCTCTTTCCGGGGGCAGACCTTTTCCCGGTTGTCCTCGATCCAAGACATCTGCTGCTCCAGCACGTCGGCGATCTCGCCCTCGAAGTCGTTGTCCCCGAGGGGGATGTCAAGTAGCTCGTTGAACCGCCCCTGGTAAGCCTCGACGAAACCGTCGACGAGAGGGATCACCCCCTCGTAGAACCCTGCCAGCGCCATGTGCTCGGCGTAGGACGTGGTCCGTAAGTGCTGCCTGTGCGTCAGGTCGCGGGCCAGGAACAGCATCGCGACCATCATCCCCGTGTGTTTCATGCTCAGTACCCCGTTTTGGCGTATCGTGGGAATACAGCCAAAGTAACTGTGATGCTGCTGCCCGTGCCGCCGGTGATGTTTGGGCGAACGAACAGGGGCGTTTCGTTGCATGAGTGGACCGCCGCGGAGGTGTACGCCATGCCGGATGTCCCGCTCTTTGCTGTCAACGTGTGCCAATTTGTGCCGTCGTTGGACCCCTGCAGCGTGCAGGTTGCTCCGCCAAACGTGCCGGCCACCTGGAACGTCAGATCCGCCGAGGACGGAACTCGAAACGGCGAGCCGTTGTCTGTGCCGGCCATCGCTGCCCACGTCACCACGATTGCACCTTCGCGGGTGCTCGAAAACTGTACTGTTGCCATTACTTGTTCCTCATTGCTTTGCTGATCAGCCCGTTACGGGTGGTTTTGGCTGCCGCCTTGAAGGACTCATTGGTCGGCGCCCCTTTGCTGCCTGGCTCGCGCATTCTTTCACCCGATCCGGCTTTGATTCGTTCACGCTTGGCGTGGATGTTCGCGTATAGCCCTTTCATCACCACTTCACCTTGTCCGCCCAGAAAGCTGCGCTCATCTTGCCCTTGGCGATATTCTTGGCGTGTCTCGCCTTAAACGCTTTGTTCCTGGCCGAGCCTTCCGGGGATCCCTTCACGCCCTTTTGGCCGAAGCGGATGATCTTCTCTTTCCCATCCGCGCAGGCTTTAACGACGTGGCTCTTTTTCGGGTGGTCAGGGGTGGCTCGAGGAGCGTTGCACTTCATCTCTTTGGCGATCAGACCCTTGCTCATATACCGCTGCCCATCTGCATCTTCAGGCGCCGCTCAGCGGCGAACAGGTTCTGCTTGCTGCGCTCCTTGATCGCGGTCTCACCCAGGCGCGCTTTGATCTGTTCCAGGGACAGGTTCTGCGCGTTGGCCAGCTTCAGCATCTCCAGCTCAATCATCTGCTGCCGCTCTTCACGCCTCGCACGGATGCCCTCCTGCGCAATCTGCAGGCGGGTCTGTAGTTCCATCATGTCGCCTTCGTTCTGCGCCTGGACGCGCTGCACGTCAGTCTGGGCGCGGATCTTGGCGGCGACGACGCGAGGATCTTCAGTCTGACCCTGCTGCGCGGCCTGCCGCTCTGCTTCAAGGATCTCCTCAATCTCTTCGTCGGACTTGAACACCTCTGCCGGGTCAACGTGCTGCGCCTGCAGCGCGCGCTCGAACAACTTCTTCGGATCCAGGTACTTGCCGTAGAGAGGATTTGCACCGGCCGCCAGCAACTGCAGGAATGCCTGGTTCTGGATGTCGCGGACGACCAGCGTTGAGCTGCCGCGGGCGTCAACGCTGAAGTCGCCCTTGATCGACTCGTCGTCGTTGTAGAGCATGTTCCAGTCGTAGTAACGACGGATGTGTGGCTTTGTCACCAAATCGTCAAACTGCTTGACCAGTCGCTTCAGGACGACATTCGCGGAGGTCATAAGCATCTGCATACCGCCGACGGTGTCAGGGGCTGTGCCCTGCTCGCCCTGCATCAGGGTCGGGACGCCGGTCTCTGCGTCGGCAAGCTGCATCGCCATCTCAATGATACTTGCCAGCTCGCCTTGGTGACTGTTGAACTCAAACGAGGTGAACGCCTTCCGCACGTCGTCAACGTCGTCTGTTGCGTACCATATCTTGCGGGCCGACAGCTGCCACTGCTTGTCTGCCGGCTGGATTACCCCAGGCTTGACGACAATCTGGGGACCGCTGGTGACGCCTGCATTGTCCATCATCTGCCGCCAGGCGGCGTTCAGGACTCGCTGCTGGGCGCGCATAAGGTACGGCACGCCGTAGCCCCAGACCGTGTTGCCGGCCTTCTCCCAGATGAACGCGTCAAACGGCAAAGAGCCGTCTTCAAGAGGATTGATAAACGCCCGAACGACGGTGTCGTTGATCATCACTACGGTCGCGCTGACCGTCCGCAGCTGGTCTTTCTCGCCCAGTTCAACTCCGGCAGCGGCCAGGTCGTCGTAGTCTACCTCGCCGGTGTATTCCCACTTCTCAAACAGGTCTTCGGCGATGTCGGTAAGCTCTTCGTCGCGAATCTCTTGCAACGCTCGGCTACGCTTGGGGCCTTCTTCAAGGACCTTCCGCAGTTGATCCTCCATGTAGCCCTTCTGCTTGGCCAGCTCGCGCACGCGCTTGGCTGTCAGCTCGTCGCGTTCGTAGATGCCTTTCCCGTTCTGAATGTTGGACCCGCAGCCGGGATCAGGGTAGACGTTTCGAGGGTCGACTCGGAAGCTGACAGGAGCCTTTTCCTCAATGAACACCATCGCCTGCTCGCCGGTCTCCAGTTTCTTCCAGGCCTTCCGCGAGCGGTTCATAACGACAGGACCCTTCAGGATGCCGGTGCCCCACTTGGCGGCATCGTGGATGACAGCCCGCAGCTCGGCGTTGTAGTCGGACTCAATAAGCTGGTCATCGATCGTGGTCTGCATCGCCTTCGCTTTCTGTCTGGCGTCGGCCATGATCGCCCGCGCGACAGCCTTCATCGTGACCGGGTTCCCTTGCTGGTCGGTGACCTGCTCTCCAGTGGCGGGGTTGATCGCCTGGCCGTTGTCCGACACGAGCTCGCTGATTGACGGCTCGGGGGTAGGTTTGATGCCCCAG